TCCTGCAAAATATAAGGGGGATCCCACAAACATTATTTATAGATCTTTGTGGGAGAGGAAATTTATGGTATGGTGTGATAGAAATCTAAACGTTATGGAGTGGGGAAGTGAAGAAATTATTGTACCTTACATATCTCCTCTTGATAGGAAGCCTCACCGTTATTTCCCTGACTTTTATGTTAAATCGAAGGGAACCGACGGTAGACTACGAAAGAGACTTATTGAGATTAAACCTTATGCACAAACTCAGGAACCGAAACGTGGGAGGAGGACTAAGAAGCTTCTAAAGGAGATTGCCACTTATGGTGTCAATCAAGCAAAATGGAAAGCAGCACGAGAGTATTGTAAAGACAGAAAGATGGAATTTGTGATATTAACAGAGCACGAGTTAAAGGTATGAGTCTCTTTGAGGACATAAAAGACTTATCAAATGGCAAACCTCAGTCACCTTCTTGGTGGAGGAGTCAGTTATTTTTTGGTCTTCAAGCAGACGCAGTTCCAATGATAGGTGCTGCTATCACATTCCAGTATGATGCCAAATTTGGTGAAAGGATGCCAAAGTGGGATAAATACCCATTAGTATATGTTACTGGAGAAAGTGCGAATCACTTTTGGGGTTCAAATGTCCATTATTTACAACCAGCTGCTAGAAGAGCAGGTTTTGATGTAAATCACCCACCTCAGACATTCCATAAATACTTGAGGAGTAATGTACAAAGTCCTTTTTACAGAGTTCCAGAATCGGAATGGGATGATATAGGATTGATTCCCTCTGAACAATTCGTTGTTACAGTCAACGGAAGAAATATCGACATCCCGACTAGAATTATATTCTAATGCCACATCGTCACCAAAATTCATTTACTCGCTTCAAGGATTTAGTAGGAACTGGAGCTAAGGAACCTGCTTTAGGTAATCTGTACTCCATTGATTTTGGAGTTCCACCAATATTCGGGCGTATTCCAGGCTGGGAATTTAACCCAGCAGATTATTGTGATGCATTGAATTACTTTGCGAGTAACGTGACAGTCCCATCACGTAACGTTACAACGGGTGAGGTACGTAATTTTGGTATTACTAGGACTTATGCTACGGGACAAACAGCGAATGAATTAAATATATCTTTTATGGTAACCAAAGATCAGTGGCATAGAAACTTCTATGAGAAGTGGATGAATGCTATGGCACCTGATTCTGAGAATAGAGTTGGTTTCTATGATGATTATGTTACTGAAGTATGGGTAAGGAAGTGGGAACGTGGTTCTAACTTACTATCCAGAACTAGAAAGGAAGGTATTGATTACTATGGTAGGTTGAATAAAGCAGTTGGTGTATGGTGTTTTAGTGGCGTATATCCATATAATATGGGTACATTAGATTTTGGTAACGAGAATAGTGGTATATTGACACTGCCTGTTGCATTTAAGTTTGAGAGATATAGATTTACAACGAAGGTACAACGTAATAAGGATTGGACTACAGATCACGTTGTTAGTGAGTCAGCATCTATTGCTAAGAAGTTGGGATTAGAATGGAATGCTCCTGCAGCTGAGCAAACACAGTACGGAATATAGGCTAAATAGATATACTGAAGTGTAATACCCTTACAAAATGCCTTTACCCAAGCTGAGCATTCCAGATTATGAATGCGTGTTGCCTCGTGGTCTTAAAGTGACCTATCGTCCATTTTTAGTTAAAGAGGAGAAACTTCTTTATCTTGCGATGGAGACTCAAAATCAGAAAGAAATGATAAAAGCCGTTAAGGAGATTATCAAATCTTGTACTAATGTCAAAAATGCTGCTAATTTAGCTACTTTTGAGATTGAATATTTGTTCTTGAAGATCAGAGGTAAATCTGTTGGAGAAGTAAGTGAATTTAAACTCACTTGTCCTGATGACAATGAAACACAGGTCGATGTTGAAGTTAATTTGGATGAAGTAGAAGTACAAATTCCAAAAGAACACACCAATATTATCAAACTTACTGATGAAATCACTTTAACGATGAAATATCCTTCATTGGATGTATTCGTTAAGAATAATTTGGTTGATAATCCTGGTATTGATGATGTATTTAAACTAGCAGCAGATTGTACTGAATCAATCGCTGATGGTGAAGAACTACACGAAGCAAAAGACTACAAGAAGGCAGAATTAGTTGCGTTCTTTGAGGATATGAACTCACAACAATTTGCTAACGTGCAGCAGTTCTTCGAAACTATGCCTAAATTGTCGAAAGACATTGAAGTCTTCAATCCTAAAACTGAAGTAACTAGTACAGTTAAACTGGAGGGTCTAGCAAGTTTTTTCGCGTAGCCCTAGCCCACGACTCGTTGATGAATATGTATGAAGTAAACTTCGCTATGGTCCAGCATCATAAGTGGAGTTTAACTGAAATTGAGAATATGATGCCGTGGGAAAGGGATGTATACGTTAATATGCTACTTCGGTACCTGAGAGAAGAGGAAGCTAGACAAAGGCAAGGTCAAATGAGCCCATCGCTTTAATGGCAAAGATAAAGATCAGAAAATTCCTACCATCGAAGATTAAGGGAGATATTAGAACAGATCCTGTAGCTTCGATGACCACACAAATGAATCGTTTAGGATTTGTGGTGGAGGATATTGGCAATATGATCGTGGGAATGTATGAAGATAAGCTTGATACTATTCAAGATAATAAAAGGAAGAAGACGCTATCACGGGATAAATCAAGGGAAGATAAACTAGAGAAAAGAGTACAAAAGAAGGTACAAACTAAAGCTCAGAAAGAGTCTGGTAATTCAGATAAGAAAGTAGGTACTTGGATAACCAAGTTATTAGAACCATTCAAATGGTTAGCAGAAAAGCTTATAGGATATTTTGCTCTAGACTGGCTGTCTAATCCAGATAATAAGGAGTTTATAGGTAATACACTTACTGTTATAGGTAAATGGTTAGGTACATTCTGGAAGGTATTCTCTAAAGGTGTTACTTGGATCTTAGAAGCATTTAGTGAGAAGAGTCCAGTAATGGGTGCTCTTAAGATACTTGGTGGTTTAGCAGCATTATTTGTAGCAGATAGGATACTTAAACCTTGGAAATTACTTGGAGACTTTCAGAAGTTAAGTAAGTTTCTTGGACCAGGTCTTACTAAGGTAGGAGATGCACTTAAAAAGGTTGGTGCAAATGTAAAACCTGGTCAGATGGCAAAGAACTTTGTCACCAACCCAATGGCAATGTCACTAACTGCTGGTGTTGTATCAACAACCACTAGATTAGCAGCAGGTGATGATGCGGACGTTGCTATTGGTGCAGGTATTGGTGCTACTGTCACATCTATGGGATTGACTGCACTGTTAACACCCATATTAGGACCATTTGCTCCTATAGTGGGCAGTATGCTTGGTGGTTTTATAGGAGATAAGATTGGTGCATTCCTTGGTGAAGCAATGAGACCTGTCTTTGGTCCCATTAAAGATTACTTTGTTGATGTATGGTTCCCAGCTATGAAGGCATTCATAGAACCAATTACTGGACCTGTGATGGATTTCTTCAATGAATTTCTACCAGTAATGAAGCAAATTGGAGAGTTCTTGGCACCAATAGCTGGGTCAGCTATAGCAGGGATTGCTAAGTTCTTGGGTGCAGGTGCAAAAATAGCATTTGAAGGATTGGTATGGATTATTAAGAATGGTGCTAGAGCTATAGCTGATTTCGTTGAAGGTAGCCAAGATCTGAGTGCTAGGATTGATTTTACTGGTTTATATACATCTGATGTTGATAAAGCAGGTCAAGAATTTAGAGATAGAGAGAGGGATGTTAAAAAGACTGAGAGAGCTATGGAAGACTCCAAGAAGAAACTTGGAGAATTGATACAAAAAAGAGATGAAGAAGGTGAAGGAAAAGATAGTTACAAACCTTGGAATTGGAGGTATACTATAGGAGAACGTATCAAATTTGAAAAGGAACACTATGCTGATTTGGAGAAGGAACTCTCTGAAAGGAAGAAAAAGGTCATTAAAGCAAAGGAGAGATGGGAACGTGAAAAAGAGTTGGCTGCAGAGAAGAAAGCTGAGCAACTTGCTCTTGCTAATAGTGCTATGGACAGTACCAATGGGGGAGTCACAGGCGGTCACATTGTAACTTCGGAAGCAATGAAAGACCGCCAAATGGCACTCTCACCTGGTATGCATATGGGTGTAGATATTGCTACAGAAATTGGTGAAGAACTTAAAGCGTTCTTAGCAGGTACAGTACAACAGGTAGGATTTGATAAGGGATTTGGTAACTATATTGCTTGGACATCTAGTGATGGTCTAGGTCAGTTATATGCTCATATGAAAGAGATGTCACCATTTAAAGCAGGTGATAAATTCCAAGCAGGAGCAATACTAGGTTATACAGGTAATACTGGTACCTCTACTGGTCCTCATTTACATTGGGAAACATCAACTAATCCTGATGATGTTGGTAGACCAAAAGATAATCCTCTAAGTAGGATCAATCCTTTAAGTAAGTATGGTAAGGAGTCACCATTTACAGGTGTAGTAGAACCTGTTGCTGAGATTACACCATCTGACGGAGGACAAGGAGGTGGGATAAATAATGAATTGATAGAGAGGTCTCTAACAGAAGCATCCCAACAATGGAGAGGTTCTGTGACCAATACTCAATTCATTGTTCAACCAATGGTTAAGGAGGTCGTTAAGACTAAGCAAACTAATGTTGTTAATGTTACTAAACACGCATCTCCGAGCATAAACTAAATGGCAGAAGCAAAGATACGATTTTTTAAGTACGTAACTCCACCCGATAAGACAGGGAAGAGTTCCAAAGTTTCTATTGGAAATAAAACGATAGCAGGTACCAGTTTTTCTACAACTATAACTGCTATCAATTCCCTAGGTGCTACAGTTAATAGTATTGCTGTAGCAATAAAAGAAGTTAAGAATCAGAATAAGGCACAAGCAGCAAGAGCAAAGAGAGCTGCTGCATTAGCATCTGATAGTGCTAGAGAGAAGAAGTTAGAAGGAGATGAAAAAGGTAGTGGTGATGATAATATAGTAGCAAAGATGGTTGGAGGAGGATTAGGATTCTTAGGGAATTTTATGAAGTTCTTCAAGGGTCTTATAATGTACAAGGCTCTTGATTGGATTAGTGATCCTGCTAATAGAAAACGATTAGAGGATACTTTTACAAAAATTAAAGAATTCTGGGATATGCTTGTATCTACATTTACTAAGCTAAAGAATTGGATTACAGAGAATTGGGACAAGACGTTTGGTGAAGATAAGACTATTATGGAGCGATTGCAAGGTATCGCTGGTTTAAGTGGTGCTTTAGCTGGACTCGCATTCTTAGCAAATCCTGCAGGTTTTATTAGCAGTATTACTGGCATCTTCTCGATGGTCGGTGGCGGTATTATGAACCTAGGTAAATTCCTAGGTGGAACTGTCGTTGGTCGAATGGCATTGGCGACTGGACAAGGATTAGAAGCTTATAATAGAATTAAGAATGATGAAACAATCCCAGAAGAGGATAGAAATGCTGCTGCTATTGGTGGTGGTGTAGGTAGTACTACTGGATCAATGGTTGGTAGTACTATTGGTGAGAAATTCTTAGGACCTATTGGTGGTATTATTGGTGCTGCTCTCGGTGGATTTATAGGTGAGAACGTTGGTAAGTTCCTTGGTCCTATTGCTGAGGACTTCTTTAAAGGAATTAAAGAGGTCTTTGATGTAATTATGGAATGGTTCGAGAAACTTATGGAACCATTAAAACAAGCAGTATCAGAGGTATTTGAAGCACTTGGTCCTGTAATGCAGAAGATAGTTGATAAACTTAAGGAACATATGCCTATGATTGAAAAGATAATGAAGGTCTTAGGTACAGTTGTCTTTGGTCCTCTGATTCTATTACTTAAAGGTCTGACAGGTTTACTTAAACTGGTACCTAAAGACATCGAACAAGAGGGATCAACTGATGAAACATATACAACTATTGGCAATGCACCAAGAGATGAATCCTATGTTCACTATGGTCCTAAAGAAGGGGTAGGTGCTGGTTTTACTCAGAAAGATCAACTGGAGAAAATTAATCAACTTGAGAACTTCTCTAAGGGTGGATTCCTACCTAAGAAAAGTAAAGGTGGTTGGATAGATGGTCCGATGTCTGGTTACCCTGTTAGTTTGACTGGTAAA